AAACGCGGAGATAGATTAGGATGAGTAATAAAGATTATATATATACATATAAAACCCCCTCTTTAGGAGCATTCGACATACGCCGTGACGGTGATGGTGTAGTGTTCACACGTAACGGAATCAAAGGACAGCACAGCTTAAGGTTACCGATAGACTGGTATGAATTCACAATCGGATTACAGAAATGGATCAGGCGCGAAGGGCTCATACAAGACATATTCCCCACACTAGACGCAGACCAAAGGGAGTTCATACAGACTGGTATAACCCCTAGCGAGTGGGCGGAGATGTTCGCACCAGACGAAGACACTGAGCTTAACAATCCAGAGGTAGCATAATGCAAACTTCATATGACATCTGGAAGTCTGACAAATCGCCGTACTACGAAGTCGTAGTAGTGTGTAGTGAATGCGGTCAAAAGCCAAAGTCTTGTGAATGTGTAGAATGCGAGGATTGTGAAGAACTAGAAGAAAACTGCACATGCCATCGCACAGAACTAGTGGGAATACTTAAAAGAATGGGAACCCCTAATGATTGCTAGTGTAGACTCCGCAACAACCACTAACGAGAAATTAGCACTCGTTGACAGCATAATAGACCAACATCGTGCAGCCATAGAACTCCTACGCGACCTTAAGATCTCATTACTAATACAACGCACAAAAGAAAGAAAAGAGGACTAACATGACACGTAAAGACTATCGCTTACTCGCAGACGTAGTAGTGGATCTGTACAAACAGGGTCTCGAAGACGATAACCACGTTAAACGTAGTATCGATGTAGAGATGGCACTAGGCGAAGCGTTAAACCGAGCATACACAAACTTCGATAAATCCAAGTGGCATTTGTATATACAGAAAAACGCATCGCTAACGTGTCATTAATTCACATTATGAAACAATAGAGTATATACATATGAACGGACTAGACCTAGCATTACTGTTAGCATTCGTACTCCTTATATATTGGGGATATAAAGAAAGATAGAAAGTAGTATAGTGTATGAAACGTATGTATGTTAATCTAGATACCGAGCTATATGCAGACCTAGCTCGGTATCTAGAGCGTGAAGGCAACCACCACGGCAAACGAGCTGAGGTATTACGTAGAGCCTTAAAAGAATACCTTGAAAGAGAAAGGATTAAGTTTGACAGACATCCAAGCAAAGCTCCATTCGGGGGCATACGTATATTGGAACGGTGACATACGCATAGTAGACGAGCATAGCAGCACAGACGGTTACATGTGGCTTCGTGGTAGACCCGAGGATCCTAATCGTGCAATGGCTCCCATAGCAGATCTCGAGCCTGTACCTATGGACTACGAGCTACTACTACGGGATGTGCGAGATCTCAGCGACACCGAACTTAGCAGTGCTTTAGACTTCTTAGAAAACGCAAAACTAAACACCAGTGACAGGCCACAAGCAACCAAGAAACGCGCAGTAAAGATAAAAGAAGACATAAAACTTAGCTCTAAGGCAACCTTAGACTTACTAAACAGCCTGTAAGTAAGGAGTAAACATCTATGAAAGCTGGTATATACCCAAACGAACGTGTAATAAAAGTAGACAACTATGCTTTAGGAGAATTCCGCACATGTCCTCGTAAGTTCCAGCATCGTATAGAACAGAACCTAGTGCCAGGCGGCTTTATGGCTGATCCCCATAGCGTCAAGATACCAGACGCACCATTACTCTTTGGTATCGCAATCCATAAAGCCTTAGACGCTATGTTTATGCAGGAGTCCTTAGACATAGCACAAGAAGAATTCCTCGAAGCATATCAACCTGTACCAGAGGATGCAAGACGCACCCCAGGTCGAGGTCTTAGGTTACTAGAAGCATACTGGAAACGCTGGCGTGATGATGACAAAGCCTACGATACAGTAACTTCAGAATTGTATTTCGAGTTCGAGCTAGGCTCAATGCCTGTGTATGGAGAAACCTGGAAGGTAGTATACGGTGGCCTAGTAGATAAGATCCTAGACCTAGATGGCAAGCTCTTATGTATGGACCACAAAACCTCAACATGGGAGTCGCAGTACTTAGTGCCTAGCTTCCAACTTAGCAACCAGTTCATCGGTTACGTATGGGCCACACAACAAATACCGCAGTACGCTCAGTGTACTGATTTCATAGTAGACGTATTACTAATATCACCCAAGAACGACAGCTTCTTTCGCAGCGAACTTAACATGTCACAGGAGATAATAGATGAATGGAAACGCGGCATAATCGTTACATGTCAACAAATCCTATCCATGCATAGAGATGAGTTCTTCCCTATGTATGGTAAAGACGCATGTACATCATGGAATCGGCTTTGTCCATATTTCGATATATGTGGAGCATCACACGGATTCCGAGACACAGTACAAAACACACAATATTCCAAGTTAGTCTGGGATACCTCAGACCGCTAGAAAGGTTTTAATAACATGCCACAGCACATTGACATGGGTACAAAACGAGATGATGCACCTAAGAAGACTCTCATATACGGCGATGTCGGTAGCGGGAAAACCTTCTGTCTTCGTACGTTACCTGAGAGGGCTTTACCTGCATTCATCATAGACATAGACGAAGGTAGTGAGGCTCTAGAAGGTGACTTTGCCGAGGGTACATTCAAAGGTCTTATACCTGACAGACTCATCACGGACAAAGGCAAAGAGAAACCTGCGGCGTATGACCAGATCAAACAAGCTTTACAACGTATACACAAAGCGGACCCTGAGTCACAACCCAACACAATAATCATAGACTCTATGACTCGCCTCTATGGTGCAATCATGGACTACACTATGGCATCTAACAACAAACCATTAGATGCTGCGCCTACACAACCAGACTACGGCATCGCAATGCGCTTAACCATAAAGTTCATTGAAGCCTTGATAATGATGCAGAAGAACATAGTAGTAATATGTCACGAAGACGCTAAGGAAAACGAAACCACAGGCATAGTGAAGATAGTCCCGTCACTCACTGGTAAGCTCGCAGGTATCATTCCATCGTACTTCGACTATGTACTCCATGCAGTAGTTAAAGGTAAAGGAGACAAAGCATCATACCTATGGCAAACCCGTCCCAGTGGCGTATACACAGCACGTGTACGTAATCCTAACCTAGAATCCGAGATGCCCCAGGATTTTAACATACTACTCCCATGAACCCTAAGAAAGACTTTAACCTTTTAGGCAACATAAACAAAGGGTATACTAAAATGCCTGAAGATACGATATATCTACCCATCACAGAAGACGATGCGTACACCCTACAAGAAATCTTAATAGGTCAAATAGACCACGCGCGATACATGGGATTCCAAGAAAGACGAGAAGCTCTAGTTCGCGTTAATATAGCATTACAACATAGCCTCGCGGCGGCGCAAGAGAAAGGACAACAGTAATAATAGTCGTACGTAACATTCGCGTATACACACGTATACACATACCAACATTATCCATAGGACAAAGGGTAACATTATTATGACCGAAGTATATCAAGACCTACAGTTTGGTAGCCTCGAGACCGAGAAGAAGAACCTTGACCGTAGTATTGATCCTGGACAGTACGAACTCACGTTCAGCAAATGGGCATATCGTGAGTCTCGCGCATCCGCAAAGCCTGGCATTAATTTCGAGTTCAAAGTTATTAATGCCGATGATGCAGACTCCAATGGCTTTACGGTATTCCACTGGTGCTCCTGGGGTTCGTGGTTCTTCAACCAAGCAGTGCTGGCTATTTTCGCTGATCGTCTCTCCGAACTGAACAGCCTTGATCCTGACAGTGACGAGTACGACCAGAAGAAACTAAACCTTAACTTCATGGAGATCCAAGAGAACATCTCAGAGGATCTAGACGAAGCTATCGGTAACGAGTGTGTGGCTAAAATCAAGTCCGAAGACTGGTCTAACGAGACTACCGGTACATCTGGTACCTCTATTAAGATCGAGCGTTTTGTAGTCTAGGGTAGTACACGTACATTTAACCCCACGAGATAGGCAGGGCATTGGGTAGTGTCGTAATAACACTACCCGTGTCTTGCCTTTCTCAGTTAAGGATATTTAGATGACCGAAGACATTAGATCCATAGCACCATCGGAGATAAAAACTCCTATGATGCGGCAACGTAAAGAGTTTGCTCCTGCAAAGCTCAAAGAACTAGCAGACAGCATCCACGAAGTAGGCCAGATACAACCTATTGTAGTAGACTCTAATTTTATATTAATCGCGGGCGAACGTAGACTTAAAGCAATCAAGACCATACTAAAGAACAAAGACACATATGAAAACTGGGCAGACTTCGAGACCGTAAAGATCTCAATCATAGACCCTACAGACGATTGGCATCGTCATACCATAGAACTCCAAGAGAACATTAAACGTGAGCCTTTGACTCCGGCTGAGGAATCTCGCGCTGTCGATGACTATGAGCGTTTAATGGAGAAGCTCAAAGGTAAAACTAAACGTGGCCTGGGAGCATCCGAGGGAGGTCACTCACAAAAAGACACGGCTAAGGATCTTAATATGTCCCAAGCCAGTGTAAGTGATCATCGTAAGGTAGCGCGTGTGCTAGACATAGCACAACACATTCCAGAGCTAGCAGACCTTGAGCACGAGACATCAAAGAGCGGCATCCTAGGCAAGTTCAAGGCATACAAAGTTAAGGAAATACGAGCCGAGATAGCACGCCGCGCTATGGAGTCCCATAGACAAGACCTAAATGGCGTAGTAGTCCTAAGCGATGCATTAGACTTCCTCGATACACTCGAAGAAGAAAGTGTGGATCTAGTGCTAACCGATCTACCTTTTGGCATAGAGGTCTTTGAGTCTAACACACTAGCCAAATCCTCTCACGGCACCCAATGGCAGGACGATGAGGAATCCATTAAGTCCTTCGTACAACAGTTAATCCCTAAGTTGTATCTAGCCTTGAAGCCTAATGCCCACATGTGGATATTTAGCTCCTGGATAGAGACATTCTGGATCGAACGTGCATGTACCTTAATTCCAGACCTAGAGTTCGAATACCCACCTTGGATATGGAACAAGGTAAAATCTACACCTGCAATCAATGGAGCTGCCACAGGTGATCAAACCTATGAGTATATCTGTCATCTACGTAAGGGTACTGTATCTATGCCCGAACGTCTTGGCCCTAATCTTATATCATACGCTAGACCTGTTGCTACCAAGTATCCGACAGAGCGGCCACTAGACATACTAAAGTTCTTTATAGAAAACTGTACCCTTGAGGGTGAGCTAGTAATAGACCCGTGTTGTGGCTCAGGTGGACACTTAGTAGCAGCCATACAAACCAACCGTAGAGCTTTGGGTTCAGACATAAATCCCGAAGCAATCAAAGTAACTAAGTCTAGACTCGTACTGGAGACCTCGCATGAAGGAAGCCAAGATACATAGTGCCCGCTTTAGTGCAAACCAACAAAAGGTAACCGTGTATACATCTTCGGGCAGAGTCCAAATAACCATAGTAAACAATAACATCCAGGTTCATCTACGCCCACATAAATCTAAAACCTTAGTAGACCCTAGGGGGTGGTTAAAGGCTGCATACAATACAGTTTTGTTTATGCCGAAGATGGCGTATAAGGCTGTTAGGACTACAAGGAACATGGGTACCAAGTAGTACTAGGCTTCTAAGGGGTCTAGCAGAGTGGTAGAGGGCAAAGGATTCCAAGTTGGACCTAATGGTCCACCCAATAATCAAGTGGCTTAGAAAGCGAGACGCTTACATGAATATACAACCAGACGGTGCAGAAGACTCAGAAATTGTAGTTGTAGGAGAATCACCATCCAAAGACGATGCTATATCTGGAGTGCCTTTTTCAGGATCTCAAGGAGAACTATTATTTGATGACATACTAGCCCGTGCAGGTATCTTCCGCAAGGATTGCTTAGTGTTACATACCTATGGCAAGCAAGCTCCTGGGAATAAGCTAGATATAGTAGACGATCCTTTCGAACGTAGTGCGGAACACTGGAAACTTATACAGAAACATCCACGTAAGCTAATCATAGCAGTAGGCGAGTATGCGCTTAGGTTTCTATGTAGTGAGTCCGGCATCACTAAGTGGCGTGGGTCGTTGTTGTATTCTAACAGAGGAAAAATCCCTGTTATTCCTATGATTGCTCCAGTAAGTATCATACGTCAGTATTCTTGGTTAGTGCTTTGCCGTAAAGATGCCTTAAAAGCCAGACGTGTGATGACGGATTTTAAGTCCATAGTAGATCACAAACGTGACATCGTACACTATGGACAACTTAAGAAGGATCATGCCACCGAGGAGTCAGGCTTAATAACAAAACTCCTAATAGAAACTCTTAGGTCGTACCACGATGCTCCATGTTTAGCATTTGACATCGAGACATATGCTGAGTGTATAACATGCATAGGAATAGCTAGATCTGTTAAGGATGCTGTAGTGATCCCGTTCACTACACAACTTAGGCACGAGGACAGAATAGCACTCATACGAGAGTTAGACATACTCCTTAGTAATAACTCTCTTAAAGTAGGACAAAACCTAGACTATGATGTCCAGTACCTAGCTAAGAATTTTGGCATACGGGTACGCAATGTATGGATGGACACTATGGTTGCACATTCGGTAATGCATCCCGAGATGGGTCACAGCCTAGACCTCTTAGCGTCTATATACACAAACAAGAATTTCTATAAAGAGATGCGTAAAGAAGCAACCAGTGGTAATTATAACAATACCCTATGGGAATACAATGGTATAGATTGTTGTGTGACCTATGAGGTAGCTATAAAGCTCTCGCATGAGTTAATATCTACACATGCCTGGGAGTTCTTTCACAATGTAGCCATGCCAGTGACTAAGACATTAATTCGTATGGAACATAAAGGAGTAAACATAGATGAAGATCTTAGGACGAAACGCAAAGAAACCCTTAGCAAAGAAGTGGCTGATCTTCTTGCCGATGATGCTTTGTGTGGGGTTAATCCTAACAGCCCTAAACAGGTACTGGACCACTTCAAGTCCAAGGGAGTTCGATTGCCTGTAGGTAGAGGACGTAAAACACCTTCTACAGATGTACATACACTTAAACTACTACGTCCTAGACAACCTAAACATCACGCATTCATAGACAAGTGCTTGGCAGTACGTGACAGACGTAAAACCATAGGGACATATCTTGAGGCTAAGGTACACAAAGACGGCAGAATGCGTACATCGTACCGTACATCAGCTACAGACACAGGACGTATATCTAGTTCTAAAGATGTATTTAACAAAGGTATGAACCTACAGAATGTCCCAGGAGATCAACGTGACTGGTTTGTGCCAGACCCAGGCTTAGTACTCTGGGAAGCTGATGGATCACAGATCGAAGCTCGCATAACAGCCTACGTAGCAGCAGACGAGAATTACAAACAGGGCTTTATAGAGGGTCGAGACATACACAGTGAAAACGCTAGGGCTTTGTTTAAGATCCCTGAGAGTAAAGTCCGTGATCCTGTAGAGGGCACACATTACACATACCGCGATATAGGCAAAAGGGCATCACATGCGATTAACTACATGGTAGGTCCAGGCAAGCTCAAGGATCTTATGAACGAGTACGTGCCTGACATGAAGTTCTCGCTTAATGATTCTCGTAGGTTCATAGAGAGCTTTAAGACTTTAAGGCCTGGTA